ACCCGTACTGCACAAATCATTGCCGACACTATGGCTGAAGGGCATATGTGGGCTGTGGACAAACCACTTCATCCAAGCTTGGCGCGCGACATCGTGGAAGGAATCAATGCCAAATTCCGTGATTTAAAAACGGCTGGCTACATTATCGATGCATCGTGCTGGTTTGACCCAAATTCGAACAGCAAAGAACAACTTAAAAATGGTCAATTGATCCTAGATTACGACTATACCCCAGTTCCACCGCTTGAAAATTTGACCCTTCGTCAACGTATTACAGACAAGTACTTGGTTGACTTTGCTTCACGCATGACAGCTTAAAAATAAGGATAAGAGCACATGGCTTTACCTAAAAAATTAAAAATGATGGATCTGTTTAACGAAGGTAATTCTTATCTTGGTCAGACAGGTGAAGTCACCATTCCAAAACTGGTGCGTAAGTTTGAAGACTGGCGTGGTGGTGGCATGAACGGTAACGTCAAGATCGATTTGGGTCTGGGCGATGACATTAGCGAGTTCAATTGGAAGTTGGGCGGTATCGACGCATTGGTCATTGAACAATGGGGTGCCGCAACAGTAAGTGCAAACATGTTGCGTTTTGCTGGCTCATATCAGCGTGATGACACAGGCGAAACTACTGCAGTCGAAATCGTGGTGCGTGGTCGCCATGAAGAAATTGATTTCGGCAACCAAAAAGCCGGGGATGATACCGAAACGTCTATGAAAACCATCTGGTCATATTACAAGCTCAGTATCGATGGTGTTGTCAAAGTCGAAATTGATATTCCAAACATGATCGAAATCGTCAACGGTGTAGATCTGTTGGCAAAACACAAAGCAAACATCGGTCACTAATTTTCCTACCCTTCTGTAGTTTCAAACTGCAGAAGGTTTTTTTATTTAAATTTTATTGAAGGAACATGCAATGCAAACTCAACAACAGACTCCAGAGCAAATTGAAAATCTAAAACTGATTACAGAAGACCCAGACATTCAAATCATCGATCTCGATGAACCAATCAAAATTGGTCAAACAACTTTTACACAAATTGAAGTGCGTAAACCCTCTGTTCCTGCACTGCGTAAAATTCGTATTGCAGACATTCTCAATGGTGATGTCAATTCCATTTGTACCATTTTGCCACTGTGTACTACACCGACCATTTCACAAACCATGCTTAACAGCGGTGTTGTTGAGCCAGCAGACATTATACAGCTCGGTGCAGCGGTGATTTATTTTTTGCAACCGAAATCAGTACGTGCGGAACTATCACTCCCACAGTAGAAGATGCAATGGCCAATATTGCGGTGGTGTTCCACTGGTCACCGCAAGCCTATGAAGACATGTCACTTACAGAACTGATGCAATGGCATCAAAAAGCCATTGAACGAAATGGATCCGATGCCGAATGAAACAACTAAGATTGGAAGTTATTTTTGGGGGAAGAAATAACCTTAGCCCAGCTTTAAAGCTTATTGTTGGTAGCAGTAATGCTGCCAGCAAAGCTTTAAAGAAAACAAAAGATGAAATTAAAGCCCTCAATGATCAGCAAAAGAAAATTGATGGCTACACAAAACAGAAAAAAGCCTTACAAGATAATGCTAAGGCACTTCAGGATGTGCAATCGCATATCAAAAAATTGCGCCAGCAAATGTCTGCCAACCCATCAGATGCTTTAACAAAAGAATTTGAAAAATCTGTCGCAAAAGCACGCAAGCTAAAACAGGAATATGAAAAAAATCGTATAGAACTGCAACGCATGCGTACCGAAATGAACAATTCAGGACTCTCGACGAACCGACTGGCAGATCATCAGCAGCGTTTGCGTAATCAGCTCAATCAAGCCAATCAGGCGTTGCAAGAACAGCAGAACCGACTACGTCGCATGAATCAGATGCAACAGAACTATCAGCGTACATCTGGAAATTTACGTTCTGCGGCTATGTACGGTGCGGGTGCAGCGGCAACAGGCATTGGTGCAATGTATTCAATGCGTAAGCCTATCGATGAAACCAAGCATGTTGAGGTTGAAGAAAATAGGATTGCATCTTTAGGTTTAGGTAAAGAATCCACAAAAGAAGCCATTCAATATGCTAAAGCCATGAAAACCTTTGGTACATCTACGCTTGATAATTTGCAATTGGTACGTGATGGCGTAACTGCATTTGCAGACGTACATCATGCAAAAATGGTTGCACCCACATTGGCTAAAATGAAATTTTCCAACAAAGCCATGTATGGCGATGACGGAGCAGAAAATGAAAAAAAATTCATGGATATGCTTAAAGTCATTGAAATGCGTAACGGCTTAAAAAGTGAAAAAGCCTTCCACGAACAAGCCAATATCATTCAGCAGGTTATTACAGCTACTGGTGGACGTGTACAAGCTGAAGAATGGCTAAACGTGATCAAGACTGGTGGTATTGCAGCCAAAGGCATCGACAACAAGGCGTTCTACTACAAATTGGAACCATTGGTGCAGGAAATGGGTGGCTTCCGAGTCGGTACAGCCATGATGTCCGCTTACCAAAACGTTTACCAAGGCCGTACGACTAAACGTGCTGCAAATAATATGGAACGTTTAGGATTGATTGAAGACCCGAGTAAAGTCAAACATGACAAAGCAGGTCAAATTTCATTTTTAGATGTTGGAGCCATTAAAGGGGCCGAACTCTTTAAGAAGGATCAATTTGCATGGATGGAACAGGTTCTGGTACCGCAATTAAAATCCAAAGGCATTACCAAAGAAGGCGATATTATCGATGCAATGGGCAGTGTTTTTACTAACCGGACTGCATCCAACCTGTTTGCTCAAATGTATATGCAGCGTGAGCAGATTCATAAAAATGCCAAGCTCAATTCAGGTGCAGACGACATTGACCAGTTAAATTCCAAGGCAATGGGAACAACCACGGGTAAAGAAATTGAAGCAAAGGCTAATCTGCATGATGCTTATCTCAAGTTCGGTACCACAATTTTACCGATTTATACCAGTGCCATTCAAACAGCAACAGTTGCACTCCAAGGCTTTAATGGCTGGATGGAACGCAATCCAACATTAGCCAAAATGCTAGGCGTGGGTTTGCTGGGTATTGCAGCAAGTCTGGTGGTTATCGGGGGGACACTCGCAGTCTTTTCACCGCTTATTTTGGGCATGCTAAGTTTTCGGCTTGTCATGGCTTCAGCTTCGGCAGGTGGAGCTGGATTAATGCGCGTATTTAGCGTTTTACCTACAATAATGAATGTGTTTAAAACATCTTTATTAATGATAGGACGTACATTTTTATGGTTAGGGCGTGCACTGCTCATGAATCCGATCGGCTTGGCTATTACTGCAATCGGAGTAGCAGCATATCTGATTTATCGTAACTGGACTCCGATAAAAACATTTTTTATTGGACTTTGGGCTTCTATTAAAAATGCTTTTAATACTGGTGTAACTTTTATTAAAGGTATTATTAAAAGTGTAGATGCTACATTTGCATCGAATCCAATTCTTAACTTACTTCTGCCAATGATTGGTATTCCTAGAATGATCATTGCAAACTGGTCGAGTATTAGTGGCTTTTTTGGTGCGCTTTGGAATGAAGTTACTTCAGTCATCAGTACTAACGTCAATTCAGTTTTAGCAATTGTAAATACAGGTTTCAATGCAGCAAAAATCTTTATTAGCGGTATCTGGAATAATATAAAAAATATTATTTCTACTGCATGGCAGGGGTTATGCAATATTTTTGCTGTAATTTCTCCATTGCCTTATATCGTAAGCACATTTAATTCAGTTTTTGGTTTCCTTTCTAGCTTATATAGTCGAATGAAATTAATAGGCAATAACATTATTCAAGGGTTAATTGAAGGCATTAAAACGGGATTCGAAAAATTAAAAGGTCTGTGGGGTACCATCAACTCTTACATGCCGTCATTCATGCAAAAAAGAATGGACATTCATAGTCCATCGCGTGTCATGGCAGGGCTGGGTGGTCACATCATGGGTGGCTTGCGCTTAGGTCTACAACAGGGTTTTCCAGAACTAAAAACCAAGTTTGCAGACGTGCTCGGTATTTTTAGTCCAAACATGTCCGGAGTAATGCAAAAGATTAATGTTGCTCCGGCACTGGCCAAAATAAAAACCTCACATGCACAACCAGTCGGCAGCAGCCGTGGTGACATTACGGTTCAGGGTGACACCATTACTATGCACATTCATGCACAGCCTGGGCAATCCGTACAGCAGATCGCGCAAATGGTGGGGCAAATGCTGGATCAGCGTCAACGTCAAAAAATGCAGCGCGTACGCGACAGCTACCAAGACTCAGAATAAGGAAAATACACAATGATGATGATCTTTGGCATGTTTGTGTTTGCAATACCAACCGCCACCTATCAAAGCCTACAGCGTAGTACTAACTGGCGACATGCGAGTAATTCTCGCGTCGGTCAAGCACCGGCATATCAATATACTGGTCCTGGGGAGGACAACATTACTCTGGATGGTTCAATCGTTCCTGAGTTTGGATCTCAGCTGTCCCTGACCGCATTACGTTTAATGGGCAATACCGGAATGTCCTTTCCGCTTATTTCTGGAAGCGGGAAAATCTATGGTATGTGGAAAATTGATTCACTTGATGAAACCCAGACCTATTTTTTTAAAAATGGTAAACCACGCAAAGTCGAATTCAGTTTGAAACTCAGTAAAACCAAATCCGCAGGCGCACTCATTTCCGGGGTAGTGGGTGCAGTAGCGGGGAGTTTGTTTTAATGAGTATTCTTTCAGTAATCAGCAATAAACTAGATGACAGCTATCCTCAAGCAATCTTTAAGCTGAAAACTTCAGGAAATGACCTTCGTAAAGAAGCCGTTGAACGACTAATGAGTTTAATTATCACAGACAACCGTGGTCTAGAATCAGATTCACTTGAATTACAGTTTTCAGACCATGACGGCATCCTTAATATTCCGGCCAAGGGGGTTGTAATAGAGGCATGGATCGGCTGGAGCAATGAAGGGTTGGTCTATAAAGGCCAATATACCGTGAAGGAAGTCGAACATTCCGGTGCACCGGATGTACTGACTATTCGTGCAACCAGTGCCGACCTAAAAGCGGGACTGAAGCAGAAAAAAGAACGCAGTTTTAATAATGTTACACTTTCATCCATCCTTCAGGTCATTGCCTTTGAACATGAGTTGGATTTAACCGTTCATGAATCACTTGCCGAGCACAAAATTATCAATCTT